TAATAAAGTAATGGTTTTAGATACTGAATATGATACTAATCCTAAGAGATTATTGTCATTGGCTTACATTATTTATGAAAACGATAATAAAACTAAGAAAGTATTGTATGTTAAACATGATTCCAATATTTTCAAAGTAAATGAATATGGAGAATCATTTAAATATCATAAATTAACGAATAAATTTTTAAATGAAAATGGTTCGTCATTAAATGATGTATTAAATGAATTCAATAATGACTTAGAAGGAGTCAAAATAATAATAGGTCAAAATATAATGACTGCTGATATTCATATGATAAGAAAAGAAGCATTAGGTTTAGGAATATGGTTTGATAAAATAAGATTAAAATTATTATCTATAAAAATTTTTGATACGATGAAAGCATTTAAGCAAGTTTGGAATGATAAATCAGCTTCTTTAGATAATATTTTTAGGTTTTTAACTGGTAAGGAAATGAAAGATCATCATAAAGCTTTAGATGATTGTAAGAATACATTTAAGTGTTTTAAGATGATGTCAATGGATACTAAATATAATTTTTCACATCAAAATTTAAATTTTTCAGAAGACATAATTTTGAAATTACTATCAATAAAAAGACAATGTTTATTATGTAAAAATAAGATGTTATTAGAGGATACTGGATATAAATTAAAAAGTAAAGTTTTTAGTATAAATGGAAAAAATTATGTAATTATAAATTCAGAATATTTAGATAATTTAGATGATGGTGAAATATGTAAAAAATGTTTAAATAATCTTGAATTAATGGTCAAGAATGACCAAGATAAATTAATTGATATAGTAAAAATAAAAGTATATGATGAATTTGTAAATAAATTTTTTACAGTAACTGGAAAAATTAAACATAAAATTTATTTGAAATCAAAATATAGTGATAAAGATGAAATAAAGAAATTAGGAGGTAAATGGGATGGATTGAAAAAAAGTTGGTATTGTTCTATTCCAGAGGGTGATACAATAAAATTAAAAAAGTTTAAAAAATGGTTACCAAAAGATATAATTATTTAGGTATTAAAATTAATTTATTTAAAATATTGTTTGTTATAATAAATAGATTAATGTTTTATAATTTAATAAACTACTTTATTTATATTATTCCTTTATTTATTGTTTTTTATGATTTTATAAAAAAATATTTTTTAAATCTTAGAATCAATCAAGATAATATTATAATTATAACTGATATAAATGATGAAAATAGATTGGAAATGATAAAATATAATGCTATTGATATAAACAATGAAATAGATTTTATGAATATTTATTCAAAATTTAAAATTAATGATCAATTAAATATTATTATTCATAGCAATGGTGGAGATATTTCATCATCAGATGCAATTGTTAATATATTATATTTGCATAAAGGAATAGTAAATATTTATATTCCAAATATTGCTTATAGTGCTGGTTCAATGATCGCTTTATGTGGAGACAATATTTTTATGAATAATTATTCTTTAATGAGTCCAGTTGATCCACAAATTGATTTTTCTAATGATGATGGAGATTTAATACCAGTTAAGTCATTTTTAAAAATAGTAAGAACAAAAGGATTAAAAAAATTAAAAAATGATTTCATATTAAAATATTATGAATGTAAATCACTTTATGATGATAATATAAGACATATGAAAAATATTTTAGATAAAAAATATTCTATAAGTGTAAAAAAAAATATTATAAGAAATTTTGGTCATGGCATTTATCCTCATGAAAGACAATTTAATATAAAAGAATTAAAAGATATGGGATTAAATGTTAAAACTCCAGTTCCCTCTGAAATTTTTAAATTATTTTTAAAAATAATAAAAAAAAATTAATTTAATTTATCTTCAAATAGCATATATGCTTTAAATGAAAAATAAATAATTTTTGATTGATTAAAGTTAAAATGAATATGAAATATAGTATTATTATTTGAAATAATTTTAAAATTATGATTTTTGTTTTTTAAATACTCAAAAAATTTGAATTCATGAATTTTACAACTTTTTTTTATATTATCAACTAATTTATCTTTAATAGCTAATAATTCATTAGATAATTTAATTGATTCAATATTATTGTAATTCATTTAATAAAATAATATATATTTTTTTAAAATATATATATATTAATTAGTTTAAATTTCATCTGTTACACTATCATTATCATCAGATGTTTCTGAATTATAGTTTTTTTTCTTTTTATTATTTTGATTTTCGTCATTTATTTTAAGTTCATTTTCTTTATCACATAATGATTTGTATGAATGTTCTATTCTTTTAAAAAATAAAGGTAAATTGTATGAATAATTATTTTTAATATTAATATTATTTACATTTTCTCTATATTCATCATTAGTTTCTAAATAATTCCAAAGTTCTGTTTCTATTTTATTTTTATATTTTGAAAATAAAAAGTAATTATTATCCCATTTAAGAAAACTACTTAATGATGCTATTAGACTTATTCCTAATTGTAATAACCATACTACCCACCAAAGATATAAATACATAGATGAAGTAGTATCAGTATTTAATGATGTTAATGCAGGTGATAATATACTTGCTATTATTATAAATGTTTTTGATATATTATAAAATATTTTATGTCTAATTTGTTTAATGATAATTTTTTTATATATTCTGTGAATTCTAGATAATAATATTTCTTTTTGATTCAATGTTAAATTTGATCTAGTAATTATATCATATATTGTATCAAAATTATTTATTATATATTTATTATTACAACAACAAGTATTTATTTTAAAATCTTTTAGTTTTATAGTTAGTTCTTGATTAATAGGTAACACTGTATGTGTTTTTTTATTTTTTTTTTTTTTATTAATTTCTTCCATTTTTTTAGTTGATTGATCAATATCTTTTTTTACAAAAGTTTTGTTTTTATCCATTATTTAAAAATATAAAATAAAATAATTTTTTAAATTAATAAAAAAAAATTGAATTTTTTTTAAAATAGTATACTATAAAGGAATTATGACAGATTTAGTTAGTCTTAAAAGTTTAGGGAAAGAAGAAAATAGTAATGTGAATAATATTTTGAATTTTATTGATCCTAATACTAAAATAGTATTATTAGGATGTACTTTAAATGAAAATAAAATGATTTTTGTCTTTAGATCTACTAAAGATGAAAAATATATAGTTTTAATAATTTGTAAATTTTTTACTAGTTATGACATATCAGATAAAAAATTTAAAATTAATTCATCTGATAAGAATTTGTTTTTAGTAAATTCATTATTTGAAAATACAGATGATATAATGTATAAACAGAATACTGGATTTGTCTATGAACATTTAGTACGTAATAGACTTGACAATTTTATTATTAATTTTTTAGATAATTGTGAACTTAATTTTTACAATAATAATATAGCAAATCTCAGTATTGTAGATTTTATAAAATATTTATCATCTAATAGAATTATTGAAAATACAAAAAAATGTATTATCACTGGTATTATTTCTAATTTTTGTGATTATGATTGTGAAATATATGGTTACAATAAGACTGATAATATGACTTCTATTTTTGGAAAAAATAATGATAATAATTTTAAAGTAATATTATCAAGAGAATTTATGTTATTAGATAGTGTAAAATTATTAGAAAACGATGAAGGAACATTTTATTTTCATATTTCAAATTTAAATACTAGTATAAAATCAATGAATTATATGGTTATTGGATATTTTTTAAAAATTAATGTAATTATAAATATAGATGTATCTGATTTTTATGAATTACAAAAAGAATTATATATTAATATATTAGATTTTGATAAAAAAGAAATTTTAAATCCAGATGAAGAACTAGCTTGGCCTATTATAAAAGGAATGATTTTGGCTGAATTATAATTCATTTATTTATTGAGGCTATTTGCATTTTAATATTAAGTATAGTTTTTTCTAATTCTAATAATTGATTTTTTTTAAATTCTATAATATTTATTATATCCTGTCTTAATTCGAGATATTTACTATTTTGATTGTAGTCATTATACATTCTTTGTAAATTATCACAATCTTGTTGTAATTTTGAAATTTCATTATTCCATTTTTCCCATTGTTTATCTATATAATTTATTGTTTCTTTAAAAATGTTATTATTAAAAGATGATTTTGAATTATTTGTGTTTTTATTATATGTACCAAATGTACTCATTTATCTTAACTATAAAAAAAAATTTATAAAAAAACTTTAAGATTTTTAATTAAATAAATTCTATCTTATTATATACTATGTCTAAAATTTATACAAGAAAAATAAAACAAATTGGTGGTCGAGGTCCAAATAAAGTTTGTGATAATAATTTTAATATCAAAACTTATACAAATAATATAAGTTGTAATAGATTGGCTGTTAAAAAAAATAAACTAGTATTACATCCTGATAAAAATCGTGAATGTGAAGATAAAGCTAATATTGCATTCAAAATATATACTGAAGAAATAAAAAGAAAGTGTCCAGAAAAAAATCAAGCAACTCAACCAGTACCACAAAAAGCAACTCAACTAGTACCACAAAAAGCAACTCAACTAGTACCACAAAAAGCAACTCAACTAGTACCACAAAAAGCACCTAATAAAGACTGGGAAAAATTATATAAAGTTGGAGATGGTTGTATTTCTAAATCAAATGATCCGAAAAGTTGTTGTGCAGATCCAAGATGTGGGTTAAATGTAGCTCCTAATATTAAGACATGTAGAAGAAAAGATTTTTTTGATAATTATAATAATTATAATGCATGCACTGTAAATACAAATGGTGATGTTATAAATAAGCCAAAGAAAAAAGTTATATCTAAAGATATGGCTGTTCCAGGACAACCAGAACAAAGACAACCAGAACAAAGACAACCAGAAAGACAACCAGAAAGACAACCAGAAAGATTACCAGAAAGAAAAAGAGGAGAAGAGTTTATTTCAGAAAAAAAGAGACCTATATATTATGATATAAATGATAGTTTAAAATTTTCTAATGATAATGAAGTACAACCACATTTTGTTCAATTAACACATGATATACCAAATTATGCTTGGCAATATAATTTAGATCATCAAGATAGTAAAAATGTAGTACAATATATTTAATTATATTTTTTAAAAAAAATTATAAAAATATAATTAAAAAAATTGAAATAATAATGTATATAATATTATATATTAAAATATGATTGAAAGTAAAGATATCAGAATAAATGGTAATGGCTGGATTTATACTGGTCCTAATAATATAAAAAATATAGTTATAGCAACTGGTGGTAATGGTGGTGGTTATAGAAATGGTCCTGATGGTATTTATTATACTTTAAAAAATTTATTATTAAGGAAGAAATATGGTTTTTTAAGAGTTAATGTTGGTGGTTCTGTAAAAGAAAGTAGTAAAAATTTAGTTAAAATATTAAAAAGTATTTTTAAAGGTCAAAAATTAAATTTAACATTAATTGGATGGTCATTTGGAGCGGCTGTAGTTATTGAGGCAGCTTTAATGTTAAAAGGATGTATAAATTGTGATTATAATGTAAAGTCAGTAATATCATTAGCTGGACAATATAATGAAAAACATAAAAAATTAAAAAAATGTTTAGTATTATATCATTGTTATGATGATGATGTTCTTCCAATGTATATTTCAAATAAAATTTATCAAGAAAGACTTGATGAAAATTTACGCATTGTTTATCATCCATATCAATTTGGAGGTCATAGTTTTAGAGGATTAAATAAAGAATTATATTATAAATTATATTGGAATATTATAAATAATTTTTGTGGATAAAATGTTTAAAAAATTTTATGTATGTATATATATACATACATGAACTCGTTACATCAAATTGGTGGTGAACATTATGTTGATGTTCGTGGACAAGAAGTAACTTTCAAAAATAGTGAAAATAACCCTTATTTAGTTTGTAATACAAATGATTTAAGATTTTTATTTGAGGATACAAGATTTAATTTCGATCCAAAACATGCATATGTTGGATTTATTTTTTGGGGTGTTAGAAATATAGGGAAAAATAATAGTGATACTGTTAAAAATTGGGCAATGAGAACCACTAGACATGGTGCAGTAGGAGTTTCTAGTTTAGGAGGTGAAGCTTTTAGATCAGGAACAGTCGTAATGGTAAAGTCAACTGATGGAAAGGCTGATGATTTCTTAAGAGGTAGAACATTATCTAGAGATTTACAACAAACAGTTAAAAATAAAATAGCAAGTAATGTACCTCATCAAGCTTTATGGATTTCTTTATTTGGAGAAAAATATGAAGATTGGATTAGTAATAATCAATATATGGTTTTCACAGGATTTTCATGGAAAGGTGCTGGTGAAAATGGATTGAAATATGGTACCGCAAAAGAATGGGTATTTAGAAGTGCTATGTCTCAAAATTCTCAAATGTGGGAAGATTATACTGATTGGGCAAAAAATAAACATTATGCTGATAATGCAGATAAAGATGAAAATAGATGGAAACATGAAAGTAGAGAATTAGAAAATATTTTAAGACCTGCTTTAAATAATTTAGTTAGAAATGGAGGCGAAAGACCAAAAAGTAATGCAAGATGGTTTAGAATTAGTCCTAATCATAATACAGGTGATTTAGAAAATGGTACTAGAACAGAGATAAGGGATACATTTGTTTTAGAAACTTTAGAAGATGATTGGAATAGTAGAAATGGTAGAAAAATTCCTACTAAACCTATAGTTGGGGAATATTTTGTTGGTGAATTAGCTTATAGTTTTGAAGGAACTAGTGTAAATTTAAATAATAAAGATTACTGGGTAAGTAAATATTATCATAAAGGAACAGGAGGAAATGCAGATGGTCATGTTTATTATTTTGATTATGGTAATATGATGCAAGTAGATGTTTGGTTTGGTGGTACCAGAAAAGAAGATGATAATAGAATTAGAATTTCAAAATTAATAAGAGATGGTCCTGGATCAAATGTTCCTGATATTGGTACACCAGTAGCACCTACACAACCTGTTAGGCCTGCAAAGCAAACACAGCCAGTACAGCCAACACAGCCAGCACAGCCAGTAAAGCCAGTACAACCAACTCAACCAAATGTAATGAATAATCCAGCTAAACCTGGATATCCTTATCCAAATAAATTAGATGCATATAGAAATTCAATTGATCCAGTAGAAAAAATGTCAATGAATAAAGGAAAAGGTTTAGATTATTCAAATAATGCTAAGAATATTCAAACACATTTAGCAGTAGATGAATCATTATGGGAAGAACGTGACCATACTCATGATAAAATAGGTAGAAATAGAAATAGTTATCTTATCAAAAAAAATGGTAAAGATGTAAAAGTAGATTCACCACGTGATGAAAATCTAAATGTTGTAGATAAAGTTATTAAACAAAATGATCCTTATAAAATGAATAATGAAGGTTTTAATCCTATCAGATTTAGAGATACTGATAGAGTAAGTTTAAAAAATCCAGAAAAATATAATAAACTGAGAACAAATGTAACAAGATTAAAAATTGATGTAAATAATCCAGGAACTTATGCAGATTCAGTAAGAAAATTTGTTAATAATAATTTAGAAATTGATCCTTCTGCTGATACATCTGAAGTAAACATGAATAAAAATTCTTATTTAAATGAAGTTATAAAATTTGTAGCAACTAAGGGTTATTTAAGAATAAATGAAATAATGTTTTTAGAATTATTAAGTCATCATGGTTTTGTTAGATGTAATCCTATTTTAAGTATGGGTCTATTTTGTGTTAGAAAAAGATATAATATGAATGGTAATATTATATTCAGTGATGATGATCTAAAAATATTATTTGAAAAGTTTGGTTACATTAAGAAAGGAAGTAATATGTACATAAAAATGTTTGTAACATTTACTGATTTTATTATATTCTATCCAGAATTAATTTTTGGTAAAAAAAATTCAGAAAATAGAGTTAATAATGAAAATAGAGTTAATAATGAAAATAGAGTTAATAATGAAAATAGAGTTAATAATGAAAATAGAGTTAATAATGAAAATAGAGTTAATAATGAAAATAGAGTTAACGAAGAAAAACAAATGAGATATGATGAAAGGTTAAAACTAGCAAAACAACAAACTAATAGAGACTATAATGAATTAAATAAAAAAGTAAAAGAAACAATTAGAAATCAAATTAAAGTGAAAGATATTAAAAAAATTCAAAAACTAAGACCTGCTGGTAAATTTGTATTCAGACCAAATGAAACAATTCAATTTATGGATGGTGTTAGATATTATTAAAAATATATAATTATATTATATTTAATTATATAAATTTAATTTTTATAAATTAATTTTTGTATTGTACTATAATTGATTTTTTCAGTATTATATGTATTTATTTGTCCTAATAAGACATTATAAATACTTATTTTATTAATTTTATGTTCTTTCTTTTTTAGTAAAAATGATTGTACCATACATTGACATATATTATTAATAGTATTAGAATCATTTTCACTGTATCTTATATCTATTAAATGATCATCTACAATTAATTTAATATTACTTTTTATACTTTTGTAATTTACTTGTTTATTTAATATTATTTTTTTAGGTTTTAATGATTTTATATATTCATATAATTTAGTTTGTAATTTTTTATAATATTTTATACTTTCTTTACTAATTAAAAAATTTTTATATAATTAAATAGCTTCTTTATTTTTATTATTAAAATTAGCAATATTTTATATATTTTTTAAATTATCTTTTTATTCTTCTTATG